ACACCGATGGACGCTGATCAATGTCGATGCCGAAATAATCTGCGCATTCTTCAATGAACAGATCAAGATCGTCAACGCTGACCTTATTAGGGACAGCGTTCTTACCGTTAACGAATACATTCATTTCATTCTCCTTCTGTGATGTGTGTGAGTGTGATAACAGGACGAGGCTTAACAGGCAAACCTGCCTTAGCACGCAACGTATTCAAACGAATACGACGCTCCTCTGATTCTATTTCAGACTTGATACGTGCATCATTCAACACTGCACGAACACGCTGAAGACTAGCCATAACGTCATCAAGTTCTTGCTCCCTCTGCTGAAGGAACTCAACTAATTGATACTTATCCATTTTAATTTCCTTTCGGTTGCGCCTGTCTCATCAGTAGCAGTAGGCGATCTCTGCTAGTCGCCTCACGGCGATTCGACAATGAATTTAATACAGGTTGTATTAATTTCACTTAACAGCGTTCTTGATCTTCTTCTGCATCTCTGCAGGAAGAGCCTTGAACTCTGCGGTCATGAACAATGCATTCACATTGGTCTTCTTAGGTGCAGGCTTAACAGTGCGAGTACCAACCTTGGCGTAAGTGTCCTTAATGTTCTTGACACTTGAAAAGTCAGTGACCTTGTGACCTAACAAGATTGCTTTAACACAAGCATTGACCTGCTGTTGAATGGTTGCTTGCGAGAAGAATTGACCTTTATTCTTGTTGCGATTCGCATACGAAATTGCATGAGCAACACGTGCATAATCCATCACGTTAGGCGTGCCGTTCTTCTTGTGGAAATTCTTGATGCATTCCTGCGCTGCAGACCACCATCCTTGTAGTTCGGTCAACGCTCCCGCATTGATCTTGTTTTCATGGGCTGCAAAATTGCAGGCGGTTGATTGAGTGTTAATGATATTTCTCCTTTGTGATTTAATACAGGGTGTATTAATTTGATGTTGATATGATCCCACCACACATGCAGGCTGAGGCTTGCAGATGGTGGCGCACCATGCATGGTTGCTTGGTACACCTATGGTTTCACGGGAATTCCGCAATAGTGCTGTTTCTATTGGTCGGCTCTATTGTGCCTGTATTGTCACATGTGAAGGGTGGGGCATGGGTGGGTGTACGGTAGCGATCTAATAGGAGTCCCTTGGGGCGTAGCCAAATCGTGATGGTTGTATATGTTGGGGTGACGATGGTCACTAAGGGCTGTTTAGGGTGTCCTTGGACTCTGTCGTCGCAGATGGGGATATGTTTTAGGGTATTTTTCGGGCTGGCATGTGCTCACAGAAGTAGGTGACGCAGTTCTTTAGAACTGCTGTCCCTGCGCTGTAGTTACCTGTGGCTAGTTCGTAGGTGCAAGCGACCCAGTAATACTGTTCGTTCTCTGCGACAAGGTAGCCAACTGCTGATAGGACACAGGGTTCGTGTTTGGCATCGGGTTCGTGCCAGTTGTCTCCCATGCTGTAGTGGTCTTCCCAAAAGATTTCGACTAGGGGTGGTATTTTGGGGGTTTTCTTCTTCACCATTTGACCTTGTCTGCCCAGTACGCTGCACTCATTTTGCCTTTGCTGATGTTGCTGGCGTGTCGTGCTTTAAATGATTCTCTACGAGCCTTGTATGAGGCAGATTCTCCTGTTTTTTTGGGTGAGCCACTGACACCTTGTTGACCAAACCTGATTAACTTGACAGTGCTACCTTCTTTTGCAAGGACAGCGTGTGACTTCTTGGGGTGTGACGGGGTACGTTTCGGTTTGTTGTACCCTGCAAAGGTTTCAGATCCACGTTTAATGCTCATGACTTACCTTGTCGTCGCTCCATCTTTTTTTTGGCTGGGGTCTCTTTGCCTTCGTGGCGCTTCTTTGCTGCAGGCGAAGCGTATTCTATCTTCATCCCTGATTTGGCTGCTGCCTTTTTGGCTGCAGCCTTACCCTTAGCGGTATAGGCAAAGTGTTTGTTTCCTACTTGTGGCATTATTGCTCCTGTCGTCGCACGAGGACTAGTTATAGATCAACGAGTGCGTCCCTGCGGTAGCACTCGTTGATAACTGTAAGCCCCTAACCTAAACGTTACCCGTTACACTACCCAACGGTAACATAGCAACAGGTAACGAAGTTGCCTGTATTTTGATGAGTATTGAAGAAAACGTGCTGGACGCTCGCCAAGAGTCGTATATCGGCTGGCTGTGTACACCCCCGTCCGAGCGTGTCCCTGCGTCTAAAGAGAAGTACGCCGAATCTGTAGGCGTGAACATTTCTACGCTACGACGATGGGAAAAGAAGGACGTTTTCCGCAAGATGTGGCAATCCAAGGTTGATGACGTTCAAGGCTCTCCTGAGCGATCTCAGAGGCTTTTAGACACGCTTTACGAGCGTGCTCTAGGCGGCGACATCAAGGCAGCACAATTGTATTTACAAGCCACCAATCGGATGACTCCACCTACATTGACTGTAAAGTCCGAGAAAGGTACTGCCGAGTTATCTGACAAGGAACTGGATGATCTTATTGCTGCTGTGGCTTCTCGTGAGCAGGAGTCACGTAAACTTCGTGTTGTATGAGCAAGTTAGTTGAATGCCCTGTTTGTGGTGAAGAGTATCCACCTGTGGCATGTAGATGGAAGTGTCCATCGTGCGGTCAGTTTGAAGAACCTGAACCCCCTAAGATGAGGAAAAATGGATCTGAGTGAACTTCTCAATGAGAAGGAATGGCGTAAGTGCAAAGGACCAGACGATGCTTCAATTGATGAGTTAGTTGAGGCATTTGAATACTTCTGTAATAACTATTGGCACATTAAACATCCTGAACGTGGACGTATTGTTTTTGATATGCGTGAAGCGCAGATCGAAACCATTCGTGCTTGGCTGTCCAACCGCTATAGCGTGGTGTTAAAGGCACGACAGATTGGTTTCTCTACGTTGGCTGCAGCGTATGCGTTTTGGTTGACGTTCTTTTGGTCTGACAGGTTTGTGGTCATGTTGTCTCGTACTGAACGAGAGGCAGCCAAGTTGCTACAGAAGTCTAAGTACGGTTTTAAGTTCATTCCTTTGTGGATGAAGGAACGTGGTCCTGATATCACGTCTGATAATCAGTTGAAGATGACGTTCTCTAATGAGTCTGCGATTGAATCATTACCTTCGGGTAATGATCCTGCTCGTGGTGAGTCTGTGTATCTTGTTATTGTTGACGAGATGGCGTTCTTGCCTAACTCTGAAGAAGCGTGGGCTTCTATTGAGCCAATTGCTGACGTTGGTGGTCGTGTTATCTGTCTATCTACGGCTAACGGTTCAGGAAACTTTTTTCATCAGATGTGGGTGGGTTCGCAAACTAAAGCAAACCTGTTTAAAGGTATCTTTTGGCCTTGGTCTGCTGGTGACCGTGACGAAGACTGGTACGAATCTAAATCTAGAACAATGCCTTCATGGCAGTTGCATCAGGAATATCCTCGCACACCTGAGGAAGCGTTTATTAAGTCGGGTAACCCTGTTTTCGATATTGATCGCTTGATGGAGTATGAAGTTGCAGAACCTGATCGTGGTTATTTGCATGTTATTTCTCGTAAGAATCCTGAGTATCGTGAAACTCCTGATGGTGAGTTTGCTATTTGGGAGTATCCGCACCCTGAGGGTACGTATGTAATTGGTGCTGACGTTGCTGAAGGTCTTGGGCATGGTGACTATTCGTCGGCGCATATTATTGAGGCTAGGTCTATGAAGGTTGTGGCTCACTGGCATGGGCATATTGAACCTGATCTTTTTGGGGATGCTTTAGCAGAGGTCGGCTGGTGGTACAACGATGCTCTACTGGGTGTTGAAAATAACAACCACGGTCTAACCACGATTAAGGCTTTGCAACGTTATGGATACAAGAATTTGTATCGTCAACGTCGCTTGCAGCAGCGTAATCCTGAGGCTACTGAGATTATGGGTTGGCGTACTACAACTGCGTCAAAGCCTTTGGCTATTGACGAGTTGGCTGGATCTATCCGTGATGAAGACATCTTCATTTTTGACGAACGAACAATTGCAGAGTTGAAGACATATGTGCGTGACCCTAATGGGAAGATGCATGGGTCTCCTCACGACGACAGGGTGATGTCTTTGGCTATTGCTCATCAGATGTTGAAGTTTGTTTGGTTGCCTGAGTATCGGGCTGAAGTGCCACCACCAAAGTACAGTTTGAGTTGGTTTGAAAGATTCGTTATTCATGGCGATGATGGGCTGAAACCCGTACCTTTGGGAGCATATAACGCACGTAGGTCGTAGGTAACGATCTACTTATACTGTGATGGGATCTATTAACTGCACAGAATGTGACAAACTGTTCTCTTTTGACGTACTTCCACGTAGAGGTGCTGTCTGTTTTGCTTGCCACGTAAAAGGTATTCGTTTAGGTTTCGCTCATGGCAAAGAGGACTTTCATGGTCCAACTATCAAGCAGCGTCAAGATGAACAAATGAGGCAGGCTACCAACGCTGGTATCAAGGCTGAACCCGTTGGGACTCGTTGGGTCTGACATGCATTGGATCACCCCGATTGTCGTCGCACTCATTGGTGGTCCTTTGATGTTGGCTTTAAAAAGATTTGATTCTAAAAACACTAGGGAACATGGCGAGAACTACAAAGTTCTTCGCCGTATTGAAGACAAGGTAGACCACATAGATGATCGTTTAGACGATCATATTGATTACCACTTGAAAGAGGGATTATGAAGTATTCAGAATCAGCCAAGAAAGCAGTAGCAACATTTGTGTTTGCTTCAACAGGTATTCTTGTTGGTGGTGCTGTAGGCGGTTTAGAGATTTGGAAGACAGCCCTTTGGACTGGTGTTGGCGCACTCATCAACTTCGTTTATCGTGCTTCTGAAGAGTACATTAACAGCATTGAAGGTGAATGATCTATGGCTACTATTGTTGGTTCTACAACACAAAGTTTATCTAGTGTCACTTCAGGAACTGCTGTAGATATTTCTGCTGC